GGAGCCATATCAGGGGAGGCAGTTTAGCGATGAGGAATATTTGGAGCTAAACGGACGGCTGCACCGGCGTATCGGGACGCTGAATTGCGGGCATGTAGCGCATCCAATCATTTTGGGAGTCAACCAGCCACAATATACCGACAAGCAATTGCAAGCGTTAAAAGACGACAACGCCGAAGGTGTGACTGTGGACGGTAAGCATTATTCCGTGTACGAAGCCACCCAACAGCAGCGCAAAATTGAGCGGACAATCCGAGCGCAAAAACGCAAGGTGATGATGGCAACTGACGATGAAAAGCGCACACAGCGTGCAAGGCTGACAATTCTGCGGCAGGAATACAAGCGGTTTAGTCAGCTTGCAGGACTACGCACCGAGGACGAGCGGCTATATGTTGCTGGATTCGGGCGTGCAGGATAATTTAATAATTGTAGCATCCTCCTCGTTTCGGCGGGGCAGGGTGCTATTTTTATACAATTTTACGCAAGGCGCTGGCGTATATCAGCACCACTCCCGACCGGGGAAAGACCGGTTAAAAATAATTTTAGGAGGACGTTATGAAAAATATTCACGACATTCTGGCAACTTATGAAATCAACTTGCCGGAAGACAAGAAAGAGGCTTTCGACAAGGCCGTACTTGAGAACTATAAAACCATTGCTGATTACGAAAAGCAGGGAGAGAGACTCAAGACCGCTGAGGGAAAGGTAGTGACAACCGAAGAAGCATTGAAGGCTTTCGCCGACGTAGATGTCGATGCACTCAAGGGCGAAATTGTCAAGCTTCAGGGAGACCTTACCAAGAAAGACACCGAGTACCAAGCGAAAATATCCGATATGGCGTTCGATTCTGCGCTTTCCGCAGCCGTTGGCGGCATGAAAGGCAAGAGCGCCAAAGCAATCACAGCAATGCTCGATTTGGATGCGTTGAAAGGCAGCAATAACCAAGAGACAGATATCAAAGCTGCTCTGGAGGCGCTCAAAGAGAGCGATGCATACTTGTTCGACACCGAGCAAGTACCGCCGCATTATGCTGGTGGGACGGGGAAAGACAGGCTATCAGCACCAACCGAAAAAGACCAGATTATGCAGGCTGCAAAAGAGGCCATGCAAATCAAATGATGAAAGGACGAAAAATATATGCCTAATATGTTAACTTATACCGAGCTGTGGGCAACAGCTCTTGACCAGCAGGCGCAGCAAGTCGCCACCTCCGGCTGGATGGAGGCGAACGCAGGGCAAGTCATCTACAACGGTGGCAAGAAGGTGAAAATCCCCACGATGGTTACAAGCGGCCTCGGCGATTATTCCCGTGGTACTGGTGCAGCAAACCGTGGCAAGTACGCAAAGGGCACTGTTGACCTTACCTTTGAAGACTACACGCTGGAGCAAGACCGCTCTGCGGAGTTCGCTTTTGACCGCAATGACGTGGACGAAACCGGATTCATCATTCAGGCTCCCGCCGTCATGGGCGAATTCCAGCGTAGCCAAGTGATTCCGGAAATTGATGCATTTCGTTATTCCAGAATTGCATCGCTCGTCATGGCGCAGGGTGCGGGTGCCTACACGTCGCAGACTCTCGCAAAAGCTGACATCATCGATGAATTTCTCAAGCAGATTCGGGCGATGCAAAATGTGACTGGCATTGATACCGCATCTCTGGTGGCGACGATGCCGTTCTCTGTGTATTCCGTGCTGGAGCGTTCTGCTGAAATCCAGAAGCAAATCAGCGTGCAGTCCTTCGAGCGTGGCGGCGTTGATTTTGAAGTCAAATCCATCAACGGCATTCCGCTTATTCCTGTTGTGGAAAACCGCATGAAGACGGAGTATGTGTTCCATGACGGCACAACGGATATGGGCTTTGAGCCTGCCGCCGGTGCAAAGACCATCAACTGGATTATCACACCTCGCAATCTGCCCATTGCAATTTCCAAGACGGACAATCTCAAGGTGTTCGCACCCGAAGTGAATCAGGATGGTGACGATTGGCTCATCCAGTATCGGCGCTACCATGACCTCTGGATTAAGGCAAATCAGCTGAACCAAATCGTGCTCAGCGTTCAGCCGTAAGGAGGACTTGATATGTTTGTAAAAAAACTGAATGTAGTCAAGAATATTGACGAAAGTCGCCTTGCCGAATACGAGCGAGCAGGCTACAAAGCTGTAGCCGAAACACCCAAGCCGGAGAAGAAGGCAAAAGCCGAAACACCCAAGCCGGAGTAAAGGAGGCAATTATGCCTGACTTCACATTTTACACTGATACTTATTTTGGAAACATCATCAACGAGGACGATTTCCCCCGTCTGGCAGCACGGGCGGGGGAGTTCCTCTCTTTTTTGGAGAGGGAATATTCTGTCAATGGAGATGACGTGGCGAAAAATAAGGCAATCTGTGCGCTTGCGGAGGCTATCCAAGCAACTGAGAAAGCTTCCTCTGCGTCTCTGGCAGCGACAGCTGGCGAAGGTGCGGTTTCCAGCGAGTCCATTGGTTCTGTGTCGGTGTCTTACCAAAAGGGCACAGCAAGCGATGCAGGGCTTGACCTGTCTGTTACTGCAACACGCCGCCGCTATTATGACATCGCCCGACAATATCTAACGATTTATCGGGGGGTGCGGTGATGCGGTACGATTTGTGCAATCAGACGGTGACGGTCTATCATCAAGAGTCGGTCGGGAATTACACAAAGACGGTTCACGAGCGGGCTTTCTTCGATTTCAAGAAAACTCAAAATGTGGACAAGACCGGTTCGAGAGAGTCCAATGGTTTTCTGCTGGTCATCCCCGGCGGGATGCAATCCGTCTTTGTGGGCGACAAGGTACTTTTGGGCGTTGGTGCAGACATCACCACAGCAAACGAATGGAGCGGATTCATACCCTCTAGGGTTCCAAATATGGCGGTTGTGACATTTGCCGACCCGAAGTATTTTAATGGCGTGCTGGTGCATACAGAGGCGGGTGGATAGATGATTGTAGGTAGAGTAACGGTGAGTATGTCGCCAGTTAAGGTGATAATGAAGAAATGCGGCGTAACTGACGGAGGTGCAGTGCAGCGATTCCACACGAACAATGTTGCAAGGAGAATTATCAAGTACATGCCATACCGCAGCGGGACGCTTGCCACCAAATCTGTCCGCCAGAATAACACAGAAATTGTGGTCAATGCACCTTACGCCCGATATCAATATTTTGGCAAGGTCATGGTTGACTCCATAACAGGGAAGGGCCCCGCATATATCCCGAATGTTGGTTTTCGCTTCCGGAGGGGCGCAACCTTGAAGGCGACCGACCGTGACTTGGAGCATGACGATACATTTCACGCATTGGCTGGCCCCTTCTGGGATAGGCGGCTCGTGGCATCGGAACGCAAGGTAATGCAAGAGGAATTACAAGACTACATCAAAAGGAGGGCGACGAAGTGAGCGCACTCGAAAAAGTAATGGCGTGGATTGCGACGTTTGAGAAATACGACATTCTCGGCGCATTCCGCATCGATTATACCGACCAAACGCCAGCCAACGGCGGAATTTTCCCTGCTGGGATGGTGGAGGTGTCCAGAACGCCGGACATCTTCGGGCGCATTAGAGTCGTAAACCAGTTGAATTTCTCCATCTACACGGTTTTTGAAAAGGCTCCCTCCGATGACGAGGGTGCCTCTTTTAATGCCGAATGGGTGGCAGACTTTCAAGAATGGGTGCAAGAACAATCTGTTCTAGGAAATGCGCCGATATTTGGCGATGTTCCGAAGGACGAACGCATCATAGCGCAAAACGGCGTTATGTATGAAGCGGACGACGAGGGCACAGCGACCTACATGGTGCAGCTCTCCGTTCAATACACAAAGAAATATGAGGAGGTAAACCCATGGCTGACTTAACTTTTAACACTACTGCTGGTAGCGTAGTGGAGCGCAAGCTTATGATTTTGTATCTCAACACCGCCTCGCCGGAAGCGCCTTTATGGTCTGCAATCGGCAAGCGTGTAGAGGATAGCTCGATGGAGATGGATTGGAACGTGGAAACCAAGAAGGACATCTTCGGCATCACCTATAACACAGCGGCAAACCCGACAATCACACAAACATTTGACCCGTGCGAGCTGGAC